CTTGTCTGCACATGTACCTGTTTGTTCCAAGGTAATCCATGAACCCTGAACACTGACTCGCAAGCTGTATGATAGGTTTGCCCATAGCTCCTATTTCAATTCCAGGCAACCAAGTCGACTCCCCTTTACTAAAACCTACTAGAGTATCAAACCTTGCTGCTACTGTTGGGATCACTGTAGGGTGTAGTGGTATGTCTAAGATAGTGATATGTGGCACACGGTCATGTGGAATATTCAATTCGTTTATGATTTTGTTAAGTTCATATTTAATACACCAACGCTTATCGTTTTTCATGTTTTCCTTTGAACCCCACTTGCGAGTGCCATATTTACAGCACAGCATTAGCGATACTGGTTCAGTGCTTTTGAATTCTTTAACAAAAGCTTGTACGATTTCTTTCACGCTCTTTCGCGTATTCCAACTACCCAGTACACCAAATACGTAACGATTGCGCACTGTAGATATGTCCATAGGCTTCACTTTAGCGTTCCATACTGTAGGGTCATACCCTAGTGGCATATAAGTAACATTAGTTATTCCAGCTTCAGTGAATTTATTGTAATCTACCCATGTTGGTGCATAGATCTCATCAGCGTTTTTGAGCCATTTTATAACCTGTGGCTGGACACCAAGGGTTTCTATCATTGTCCAACCAATTTTATATCGGCTGTCTTCTGGTATCTTATCGTGTCTCAAGTGTCCCGGTCCTGCTATTGCTATGAAGGTAGAATCTTTACCTTGGAACGCAGGATTAGATACATACCAATCCATCTTCTGCCCTAATATTGGATCAATATCACGCGGGGATCTAATAGGGTTAAGTTTCATGCAGAACTGCCCAGTACTTTCCAAGCCAAATATTACTTGTCTGGTGTGTTCTGCGTATCCGCCGTAGAAATCTACATAACCTCTTATCTGTAGATGTGTGCGGTGTGGGCTATTATGTTCACCAATATGAAAAGATCTACTTAATGCCCCGAGTTGGGTTTGGACATTAACTAGATCTTCTGGACAATAAGGCTTTACTGCCTTAACTCTTTGCTCTGCGCTTATATTGTCAGAACCTGTTTTCTTAATAGGCTTTATGATGGAAACAACTTTTTCAGGAACTTCCCGTGCTTCTGGTAGCGCACTTTTTGTTCTCTTTGCCATTTATGAACATACCCATGTACCGTAATCTGTGTTGAAGTCTTCATCTTCTCCCTTGGTGACATGGAACTCCAGTAAACTAACAGACTTATCCATGCTCTTATCGAAATCAAATTCAGACACTGTCTTAAGTATCATAACAACACGGAGGCCTGTATTTGGTACAGCAGTGTATTCAGTCAGTGGTTCACCATTATTACGATTAAGTAATATCTTGATCCTATCACGTATACCTGTGTACACTTTGTAAGGTTCTGTTGCGTCTTTGGACTGGCTTATTTGAAATCCTAAAATGCCACGTTCAGCTGTGATCTTTGGTTCGCTCTTTAGCCCTCGCCATTGTATGTTAATGGATGGATATCTTACACCAGTAGGAGATCTCATACTGGGATATACTGCTTTCACACCATTATCATCTAAGGCAATCATTGCCATCAAAGTTGCATCTGCTGTTAATACTTCAAATACTTTTTGCTCTATTGTTTTACCGTCGGCCATTATATCTTTCCTAATGCTTCTTCTAATAGTTGCACAGCAATTACTTCTGCTCGTTCAATCCAGTTGCTACTCGCTGACACTGAAGAAACATGGTGTGGTCCTCCACCTACAAAGCGTATTGAATTGCCGCCACGAGAAGGTTCAACTTTATTTTGATAAACGTTATTACCAGTAGCTTGATATTTTGAAGAAGCTCTTGGGTCGTCATCTTTAACGCGAAACACATATGCTTTATCGCGCCGAGGTATTACAAAAGAATCCCTTCCAACTGAAATAGTGCGCCACGTATAAAAACCATCTCTACCAAAAGCATGATATAAATTTCTACTTAAAGCGTTGATGTTAATTTCCCATTCTTTTTCGGTTAGTTTAACACCAATACCAGAACCTGCTTTCGGTGTACCGAATGGACGTTTTTCACCTGGAAATAGACTAGCTGTGATTGTTTTGGCATATGCTCCAAGACCACCTCCTGGCTCTTCCCCTAAAGCTTGCTTCATGGCTTCACGTACTATTCCAGGACCCTTACTATTAAAAAAATCAGTGGTTTTCTTTATAGGTGTGATCAACTGTTTTTGCACAGCAGTCTCATTTAGTTCTACTATAGCACTAATAGCAAGACCACCACCACGGCGTCCAGACTTCTTATTTAGGAATTTTGTCTTAGCCATTAGACTTCCTGCTGTGTAAATTCTTGTAAAATAATTTCCCAGTGATTATTTTCTTCTGTGGCATTTTCTGGCATCACCACATTGAAATAAGATTGTGCATTCTGCATTCGTGTGTCCTGCACTACTAACTTGTCTCCACTGCGAATATCTAACTTAGTTCCTGCTGGATACTCTAGTGGCATAAAGCACAACCAGTTAATGGAAGCTTCATTTGTTGGTATACCATATTCAATCAAGTCTTCTTGACGCATTGTTTGTTTTCTTATTGGTATACCTGAATGGATAGAATTGTGTGTAACTACCTGTTCACCAAACTCGTTTTGACTGGCAAAGACTTCCCTTTCCCAGGAAGCCAATAGTCCTGTCTGTATGCACAGAGATAATACCGACATTATATAGCCTCATATCCTTGAGTGTTTATCATCGGTAACTTACTAATCGCATCTTGTATGTAGAAATCCAGTGATTTAACACCACCCCATGCACCCGCACTATTGATAGCACCTAATCTATATTCGTACCTTCCTATCTTTTCTTGTGTGATGTTTCCATATTTCAGCCAACCATCAGGATTGGAAAGCTGTAATTGCTTCAACATTACAAGTAATTGGATAAGTTTTATCAATGGCGGAACATCAATGCCAAATTCACCCACAAGTCTAATATTTTCACATCCGTTAGGAAATATCTTTTGGTAACCCATTAGACTTACTTCAATATTTAGGACCCTTGATTCTAAATCACCATTACGAATAAGTGTAATTTTACCAGTTGACGTATCCCAAAATACTTGCCTGTTTGATCCAGTCAATTCCAATGTCTCTTCTGTTCCATCAGCGGCAATAATAGTCACTTCTGTCAAACTAGTGATTGGTGCAACAGGTGAAAAGATTGTTGGACTGTCTTCTCCATTGACTAGAAATGTAACTGCTCCTAAAGTAGGATCACAAAATACGTAGTCTATACACTGCTTAATGTAATCAAAAGAAGTCCCAACTGTGGATATATCTCCCCTTATCAATAATGGAATATCAGTGACTACCCAAGCTGGATTACCTGTTAATGCTCGAAAGAACTCTTCAATTTCTGCGTCGGATACGTATGTCGTAATAGTAGCCATGTTAATCTCCTTTGGCTTATAATCTTTCTTAAGAGGACAAAAGTCTTGATGTCACACCATAACCTTTCATTGCAGCGCGTAGCATGAATCCATGGTCACTATGTTCCCTTGTGAGCTCAGAAGTCATTCCATCTGTAATTGCTCTGTACATCATATTTATGTTATGACGTAATGAAGTTTCATCAGTGTATCGTATATTACATGGTGGTACTGTACTGCCTTCAGCTACAAGTTTGGATATACCTATATTGAAGTCTGCACTGTCGTTCAATGACCAATGTACCAGATTAGCTAGTAACAGTGCTGGCAATTGATCGTAATCAGGTATTGCTTTGTCTTTGATAATACATTCTACTAAGTGTTCCGTAAAATTGAATAGCGAGCAGAAACTTATGATTTCAGATGGCAAAACGTTCAGAGTGTAAGAACCATACATAATGAAATCTTTAATGATGCAGTTCACAAAGGTATCAGACCTTACATGTACATTATCCCCATATATGTTTGGAGTCTTAATTAACTGCACACTTTCAGCCATACCTTTTATAGTTTCTTCCATAAAAGCTTTCTGATATTCTTGTGATTCTAAGTATCCATACAGATAATAAACTTCCGCTTCTGAATTTGCTATCTCTTTTAACTTAGTTCTGTAGTTTGACAAATATCCTTGATAGTGTGCAAACTGATAAAATTCTTCATTATCTATGTCAGAAGATATGACGATCTTGTCGAACCCATTAAAGAAATCTAACTTCTTGTCTAGTACGTTGGATTTTATTACTTCTATGTCTGTAGGTTTGTAGTCACTTCCAAATATATCAGAATCCAATATGGTGACTTTACCAAATTTGTTTAGTTTATGACTTAAGTCACTGCCTATGTAACCTAGCCCACCTATTACCAGTATACGCATCTCTTTTCCTTTCATTTGGAACTGTCTCACACTCTTAGTTTACAAGGTATATACCTTGTATATAACCAGAGTGTGAAATTCTCTATATGATGTTCCTTATAGTGTATTCGTTTTCAATGCAGTGTAATAAAAAATCATACTGCCAAAACCTATCTTCGCTGGACTTTGCATTAACTACGAATATGAGTTCACTCTTAATTATTACACAGACACGCCTATGCGCGTTGTGGCATTTGGAATCTAGCTTTGGATGGTGTATATATACGTCTAGCTGTTCATTGTATTTATCCACTAAGCTAACCATGTGAGGTATCCGTTTTGAATCAAACCCACATTCTACCATGAATTCATCATAAACTACTGTGTAGCCGTTTCTCAATTCTTGGAAGAATATTTGCATAGTGTTCCTTCAAAAAGAAAAGGGGCGAGGCAAATTTGCCTCGCCCCTGAACTTGGACAGATTACTTAGTTAGTTTTAGCTAACTGTAGTATCAAGGTTCGTGATACGAACGAACGCGTCACGCCAATGGACGTTAAACGAAATGCGCTCGCTTACCACGTACTTAGTCTGATCCGCTTCAATGACTTCAGCCGACTTGAACTTAATCATGCGGCGGTCGCCAATCTGAGGACTGGAGTTGTGGTACATCAGGACATTACCCTGTGGTGCGAACGGAGCTTCGTAGAACGGAACACCGTAGATGACCGTGACAATACCTGCACCTTCACCAGCAGATCCAAGACCTGTGATGAAAGAAGCAAGACTCAAACCAGACACATCGGCCTGCTTAAAGTTCGTGTTGCTACGGGTATTAGCCGCTTGCTCCGGAGGCATGATACCTACGACACGGGACTTGTTACGTCCATACTTACCAAGGTTATACAGTGCATGGTTGACAAAGTCAACATCAAACACTGCGGCGGCAGCATCAACTTCCGGTGCAGCAGTTGCAGTATCGGCAGCGATGGTGAAGATACCTTCGAACATCAGTCGAGGATCACGAACATACCAATTGGCAGTCGTGGCGGTATCAGGTGTTGGAGCCGTTGCAAGATGCCCAGGATCTCCATCCAGAAGAGCCATTTCCTCAGCTTCAGCAACTGCCTCAGCAAAGTCGAAGAGCACCTGCTGGACTACGTCCGGCTGTGAATCTTCAATAGCTTCTTCGTCGACCATCGAGAAAGCCATAAGCTTTCGTGCGACCCACTGCACCTGAGCGGTGCTGAACCCAGTCAGAGTAGCTGTTACACCATCCTGAATGTAGTATGCGGCTCCTGCGTTTGCCTTCTTGGGCTTTGTCCAGGTGCGTGCACTCTGGTTAAAGGATCCAATTAGACGACGCATGATATTGATGTCACGGATATAATCAATGACTTCGTTAGCGAGCGGCGTAGGCAAGTATCCCGCGAGGGACTCGTTTGGAACCGCAACCGACAAGGCTTTCATAATCAAAGCGCGATTATTCATTTTGTCTTCTCCTTATTGTTGGTTACGATTAACCCGCAGACTGAACAGCGTCCATCAACTGGATATAAATACCCTTGACAACACGCTTTTCACCGTCTGTGAGATTCTTATATACGTCTTCATGCTCTGCAGCATGCTTGACGTAACGAACAGTATCAACATCCGTAGCGTCTTTCAACACCTTGGGTGGGATACCACTGTTATCATCGAAGTCATCGGTAGCCCCACCCTTGCGACGGTTCTGACGCTTCAGGTTTTTAACCAACTGCTCGTTAGTTTCCTGCATGCTCTTCATGATCTCGAGCATCGGATTGGTTTCGGTTTCTTCGGTCGTTGCAGACTTCTTCTTAGAAGTGGTCTTCTTCGACTTGCTTACCGGCTTCTTCTTGGCGGACTTGCTATGTGCCAAAAGTTGCTCGATACCTTTAGCGATCGGGGCATTAGCATCCTCGATCATTTCCTTTACCCGCGCTTCTGTCAAGCGTGTACCTGACTTCTTGCGGGATTTCTGCTTGCTCATGCCCTTACGCATTTTCGAGCTCCCTGTTGTTTTGTTGTACTTACGAATAGAACGTTTGAAACTTTTTTCTATCACCGAAGTGATTGCTGCCTTAGCATTCATAGGAAGCCCGACAACTGAAACTTCAAACAATTCCATGGAGAGAATCCTGAACTCTTCGATCCTTCCGGTCTCCGAGTTTTCCACTACTTCTACTTTCTTTGGCTTAAGACGAATAGAAAATGCGTTAAGCACTCCTTCTTTAATCTTAGTCCAAATATCTTCAACATCATTTGCCTTGCTGATCATTATTTCAACAAAGATACCCTGACGCTTAAGTTCTGTTTTTAACACACGCCCAATAGCTATATTGGTATCATGGTTAAGAAATACTGTATTAGCCCCTTCCTGCACTAGATCATTAACAGCTTCCTTCATGGCAGCTGGAACGATGACATCCATTGCACGATCTTTATCGATAGTACTTGCAAAGCCTTTGATAATGCGTCCGGTGTCTTCGCCTTTGATCTTGGAGATCCCTTTAGTCTTACCAACTTTAAGACGTTTAGCCTTGGCACGCTTCCTAACTGGACGAGGAGTGTATTGATCACGTTGGGGTTTCTGCTTTTCAGACCAGTCAGTAAGCATGTCCAAGTCATAATGACTTTCAATGCCATACTTTTCAAAGTCTTTTTCTGTGATTATGAATCGTTTAGTCATTTTCGCCTAACATGGTTTCAAAAAGTGAATTTTGGATAACACTGTATATACTATCTATCCGCTTGCGCAAACTAGTAAGTGATCCATAATTTTTCTCTGTTAAAGTATTTACTACTTCTCCGTACATTAATGCAATGGTCAGATATTCGTCTTCATCTCGAGCCACACGCTTAATTTCATGTGCACCAAACTCTGCACGCAAATCATTAAAGTTATGTTCCCCATAACCTAATAGGCACCACTTACGTAAAGTCAGCAAATAATTTTCAGCTTCAAAGCTAATGGTTTTCTTCTCTTCTTTTTTAGGGTCAGGTTTGTTATTCGTAGGCTTTTTATCACCTTCATTGTTGCTTGGCATTTCTATCTTGCCAGTGTCAGGGTTGATCTGACCACCACCTGGAAGCAACATAATAGGTGAGTCCCCCCATTTAACAGGAGGCAAGTTTCGCCGAGCACGTACTTCATTAATAGTAAGAATAGCAGACTGTGTATCTGCGCTGTCCAATTCAGACTGTGTCTTGGTGTCGAGCAATTCAACATCCGGAAACACCATTTCTAAATCTGTATAACCAAACCCGTCCCAAATGATTTCTTGCGTATAGTAATAAGATTCTTTGCGCAAGATAGGTTTAAGTGCGCCATCCTTGTAAGCTTGGGTTTGCTGTTCAGAGTTAAGGCGACCTGTGCTAGAATCTAATACGCCCATAACTAAAGGTTGCATACCATACACGGCAAAAATTTTCTGACGCAATTCAACGCCATATTCTTGAAATTGCATGTCCCTGTTAGTCACAGCCTGTTGTATCCATTGTACAGGAACATTCACAGCAAGCATTCTGTGCGCGTTAGAAGCCCCTTTATGACGCGCTTGAAAATACTGCTTTAGTTTTTTCAGTTCTGTCTTGGACATTCCTTGTACAGATAGAATGCCGCTTGCTTCTCCGTTATTGGTGAAGAATACACTATTGTACATGGCACGCAAAATATCACTGGCAACTGTATTCGCCAAAGTATCCATTGGCTTATGCCCATACAGTGACCAACTTACAGGTTGATACACTAGAAATATAACTTCATCACGATTAAAATATTGTGTAGTGGTCTTGCTATTCTGCGTACCGTTCAAGTTACCACTTGTAGAGCGTTCCATTTTATATGCTTTTTCAAATGGAATGTTGCCGAACTCATCAGCACGGATCTTTACATTTCGCGCTACCATAGCATACAGTTCTGTTAGATCACCGGCGTTTCTTTCCCCTTCATCGGCAAATACTTTTTCCATTGCTCCACGACCAATGTTAAGTAAATCCCGTAGAATCTTTTCACGAATATCTGAAAACGATTCATCATTGTCATTTGGGTTATCTAACAGCGCACGTACTTTATTAATTCTTCGTATTTGTCTTTCTGTAGGTATTTGGTTATCGCGTGGCCGGATGACAGGAGGCACTTTGCATATATCAGCAACGATGCGATTAACTGTAGCGTTCAGCCATGGATTATGACGCCACATCTGGATTGCCTGTGAATCTGTGAGGTGTATATCATTTACACTTGTGTAACCACCAGGACCTGAAAAGTCAGTGATAAAACCTCTGGAAGCTTTCTCTACAGTTTGGGGGAACGGGACTGTCGACCCTATGTTTACACGTGCTGACATGTTGACCTCTTGGAATTAAAAGAATTCATCTTCATTTTCGATAAAAACAAAAGCACCTTGCCCACTGTCATTAATTTCACAGTTATAAATAACACCAGAAAAAGCGTCCCAGAGATCCTTTGATTCCCCTTTCGCATGGTCGATTTTCTTACCATTGATGTATTTAAGAAATTTTGCTTCCCTGCATAATAGGTAAACATATGGGTAAAATACTCGGTTTTCAGTTAGTGTGTTCTTTGCTTGAATTGGTATTTCATCATTGCGGTCATGACTTATTAATTCACAATCTATGCCCATGTCTTCAAGTGTTTGCTTAAAGTGATGGCTCTGGAATTGGTCAGTTGTAACTTTGGCTATATTAAATCCGCGGTCAAGTAAATACTTTACTATGCGAGTTAATATGGCATCGTAGTAAATTTCACCTTTTCTCAACATATCAGGATCACGCTTAGATGCAGGGCTAATCCAACCTACAGCGTCAACCTTTATAATCGGTCTATCAGCGTACTTATCGTCTTCATCTATATCCGCATATTCCATTTTACGTTTATTTGCCTGCTCGACAACTTCAAACGTATCCAATTCGACAGCAATCCAATCTATAACGTGCCCCAAGCTAAAACCTACAGCATCTTTATTCTTTGACAAGTCAAAGTGCATATAATATTCTACGTCAAGCTTTGCTCGTAACCAGTCTCTCCATTTACCATTTCCGATGTATGGATTAGCTTTACATTCATCATAATCCCAACATGCGAATAATGAAGATGCTGCATCACGGTCTTTTCTTTCTTGGTATATTGGACATTGCCTGCATTCTTCACAAACATTATTTTCCAAAAAATCTGGGTCTGCCCAAAACGATTCGATAACCCCCATTGGTTCTGCACCAAAGTCGCGCATCGTTCGACGATAATTGCGTGCCAAAGCATGTTTAAAATCGTCAATGGTAAGATTAGGATTCATTTCCCAAGTTGCAGCACGCGCCACAAAACAATCTTCTCGTTCCTTTAATTCATGGAACTTTTTCATTACAAAGTCATCATCATAACGTGGTGTTGTTATGCCAATCATTTTATAATGATGTGGAAACCGAGTTTGACAACTACCATACGCTGCTTCCCAGCATTCTTCACTGCGAGCTTCACTTTCTTCGTCAGCGTCTTTCTCAAGAAAGAAAGCTAACTCGTCACCAACCCATTGTATAGTGTTATATCCCAGCCAACCAAAAGCTTGACTATTAGCACTGAGCGCTGAAACATTCTTTGCAAAGTTTACAGCTGATGCTCCTGGTTCATCAAACTTACCTTCAAACCAAGGACAATTCTCAAGCATACCCTTGAATTCTTTAAAAAACACATTCTTGGCCTGTGAATCATTACGAGCAGTGTTCACAAAGTAGATAGCAGATCCTGGTGATAATCCGTAGTACTTTTGTGGTGAAGTCATGCAAAGGCATAAGTAGATGCCATAGAGGTGGAATATGGTGGAAATGTAATCTTTTCCAGATCCTTTCCCAAGCAACAAAATTGCTTCACGCATTGATGGTTTTGCTAACTCTTTAGCAATTTCCATGATCTTAGGGCGACACCCACGTTTGCCATCCCATCTTTGATTTAGAAAATCTTTACCTTCAATAAATTCTTGTATGCCTACAGGTGTCTCTTCCCAAATACTTTCTTCATCTGTAGATAATCCACGACCAAGGAACTCGAAAGGATTATCTATATCCTTTTTGCGTTCTGCTTTGCGTAGTACCATTAGATAACGTCCTCATGGTCTACATCAACAATTTCATTGTATTTTGTTAGATCCCCACCTGTCTTTATACTTATAGTCAACAATGAATTGCTTATTTCCTGTAGCATGTCTTCGTTTCGTACATTTTCACGCAAGACGTCCATCATGCCGCGTAGCAAGATTTTTAAACCTTCTGGGGTTAACATAAAGTTATCTTTAGTCTCAACCTTATGTATGCGATCTATGCACTTGCCAATAGCTTCTACACATCTATTTACGCGATCTATCACTTGTCCATCATCTAAAGATCTAATACTGTCAGTGATTTCTTTAATAGTAAGAAGTTTATCCACTTCAGTCATTTCTTCATTTTCTAAGGTACGTTCAATCAACCTAAGCATCTTCTTAGTATTCTTAGGTTGGGTTTCACCTTCTTGTATCTTTTTAATGTAGTTGTGCAATAAAGCTCTTAACGTAACGAGTTCTGCTTTCTGATCTAGTATCTTTGGGTCATTGACGAATGTCATCATCAAATCTTGCATCTGCCCATTATGGATTCCCTTGTAAGCGTCAAGGGTGGCTGTAGTTCTTGTGCCATTCACTAACGCACGGGAATTAGCACCTCCATGTGTTTTACAGTAAAGGGAACCTTTTGAACAAGCCTTCCTGCATCTGCGTTTTTTGCCTGTTGGGTTTTTATTGCCGTTTTCATCACGTTCAGTGATTCTTTTAAAACATCTAAGTCCACCTGTTGGACATCTGTGTTTTTCTGGTATCTCTTCTGTCGTAGCGCACATCAGGTGACCGTATTTGTCATACAGAACCCTTCGCTTCTTCTTTTCTTGTGTTTGATTTCTTTTCATCGTATATGTTTCTTGTGATTGATTCAGTATACACTATATCAATACAGAACTAATTTGTGCTGACTTGTTCTGACCCATCTATTACTTTTTTTTCTGAAAGAAAAGAAGTAATAGTAATATGAAGCGATTAACAGTTACAGTAAGGTTAAACTTCATCCCCCCCTTCAAGGACCCCCCCCTTACTCCGGTAGTCTCTAATAACTATTGTGATAATAATACCAACTAATATGGCTACAGCTAAAGGCAAAGTAAAGCGTAAAAGCACTTCAGAATACATATGGATGCTTATAGGATGTGTTTAAGCATAAAAAACGGGTACAGCATAACATGCTATACCCGAAAAGCTTGAAGGTAGTTCTTTATGCTAAGGCGCAGTGTGTACCTTATTGTATTCCGGATTAGCCTTTGTGTGTTTCTTTCCAGCTATTCTTACTCCACGGTAATATGTCCATGCTCTTGTTACCGCTAAGACACTTTCTCTCCAGTTTTCAGCAAGAAGCATCCCATCCTCAATCATTATTTGTCTTAACATGATATCAGCTTCTTTCTGACAGGAACGTTCAATTACGCCTTGACGCATCAATTGATACAAGGCATCATGGACAAGACCTGCTCGCATATTGGTCTTGTCATCATGTGTAGGACCACTACAACCATCCCAAGCATATCCCACTTTGATAGTGAGATTTCCATCCACATCAAACTTAAGAAAATCACATTCAAAAGTCTCTTGTTTTATAGGACGTATATTTTTACAGTTGATTGTGTATTCATCTTCAACTGTAATATACTTGTAAGCTGGAATATGCTTATATTTGATTTGGACAGAAGAACCCATAATTATCAACCGTGCTGTTTTGTCTTAGTTAATATGTTGAATATCTTTGTCTTTAATGGTGGTTCTGCACGCATTATGTTTGAATCTACTATCATTTGATTTGGATTAAACAAGGCACTTTTAATCATTTGAGGAATAGAACAGACACTTTCTTTGCTCCATACATTACATTGACTATTCATGACAGAATAAGGGTTATCTGTATACAGTGCACAAGGAACTCCAAGCTTAGTAGCTTGCTCAATTATTCTCAATCCACTTCTGTGACCAGGGGTCCATTCTGCTACAATAAAGTCAAATTGTTTACACCCCATAATATTGATAGCAGACAATACAGTCATTACGTGTGTTACTTCTAGTTCCTGTTCC